GCAGGCCGTACATGGTGCGGCTGATCCGTCCAGTGATTCGCATCACAGGTCGAACAATATGGCTTGGGAATAACTAATTCTCCCGCCTGCACGAGCTCCGCTCGTTGAATGAAAGCCCCGTCTAGCGGGGACATGTTAACGACAGCGAACCGCTCAAGGATCGGTTCGAGGTCGCTAGGATCTGTCCAGATCTGTTGTGGGCTCCAGTTCGACGTGATCACGATCACTTTCGGTCGCATAGCCATAGCACCGTTCTTTACCTCTAAAATAAAGGGATACCGGTCCGCCCACAGTTTCAAGTGATGACACAGGACGCCATGTGCCTTGTCGAAGTCGTCGATAATAACCGCGTCCTGCCCTTGATAACCATCCCACCACTTGTTGCACATCTTCAAGTAAGCGCCTGGATAGTCTGCCCGCGCTTTGCGCGACTTCCCGCATCCGCTTTTGCCGTAGAGCCAGAGATTTGGCGTGTTCGGCCGCACCCAGTCCAGACTGTCCGGGACCTTCATAAATTGGCGCGAAATACTCATCACGGCGCTGTGGTGTTGGATGAAGATTTGGTCGTCGCTGACGCGCTCCCCGTTCTCGAGTTCGTGGCGAGTGCGCTTCCATTTGCAGGCGATTGCCTCACCGCCCTTTTCTGCGCCACTAGACCGAGCCGAATGGGTATTCCGGGGTTCCCCACCCCTGAAGAAATCCTGTTCTTTGGAACAGTAATCGATATTTTGGTCGGCGGAACCTTTGGCGGCTTCCCAGTGGCAAGCCAGGATCCTACAGAGCGTCGAACGACGCTGCCGGACAGTAAACTCAAAGTAACACTGTAAGTGCTTTTGTCCGGTGCTAGGCGCAACCTCACGACCAATTATCCAAAAGACGCACTTCTCGCGAATGGCGTCAAGAACTGGTTGAAGGTCGTCCCAAGTGGTCTGACCTTCACCACCATACTGAATGGTTGCCACAAAGTTGCTATACTTCAGCTCTTGGACCTGAGGTACGTCTGACACTTTGTTTTGAGGCATTGGACTTTCGTACAATTCCATAGATTTTTAGTTGATTTGTGATTTATTATTGTGTGAAAAGTGACCTTTTTACAGGTCACGAAGTTTGGAGTTTTTCACCAAACTTACAAAAAGACGCGTAAGATCTTACCGTTACCTTTTTGAAAAAGTGGATTCGACCGTTATGCTCCTGAAAACTGCTCGCATTTAATTAGGCGAGCTCTAACTCGCCTAAGGCAGCACAGTATTTCTAACCGGACAACGAGACGTAGTAACGGCCAAATAAGATTCGCCAGGACAAAGGTCAGGTCGAATCAGCATCATAGGTAATAATACACTTCGTGTAAGCTATCGCTTGCTATGATGCTTAGACCCTGCTCCCGGGTACCGGGGCGGGTAGGTCACTGACCGCGATTGTACCTTTATATAAACTTGTCGGCAATCTATGTTCCGCAGTTAAACTAGCGGCCGCGCGGGCGGTCAGCCCGGCTGGGGGCCGGGCAGCGCCGCGGCCTATTAAATATACTCACTTGATTTTAATCTTTAAATTAATCATTTAAATATACTCACTTGAATTGATGGAAAAGCATTTAATGCATTAAAAACCATCCACAGCGTCTATTCTAATCTACATTGTGGAATACAATGATATCGGGAAAACTATTAAGTTTGTCCGAGGATATTCTAACCAACAGTGTTGATTAGATCATACATCGGTGAACTGAATCTGCCATTCACCGTAGAACTCGCAACAGCTCGCAGCATCAGAGATGACAGCAAAGCCATAGTCATGGACCAACATATCAGCAATTGTGGCAGTGTTGCCAGTGTATTGAATAATCTTGTTGGGATAAATTGCCCCGGTTAACGGGTACGTGGGACCAGAAGTGGTGGCCGACGTAGGAACCATCGCCATGGTTTGGTCTCGCAAAACAGTAACTTTCTGAAGACCATTGATGTTACGCTGGGACGTAACTTGATTTGACTGGAATATGTCGGCTGTCGCGACCAGTGTTCCATTTGTTTGCTTATTATGATAGATAATAAACCGACAAGTATTGCCTCCAGAGGCGTCCACAGCCGCCATAGGAAGGAATGCAAATGACCAAGATATCTTGGAGATCCGGATCTTGTTTCCAATACGCGTCGACGCGGTTGTTCCCTGTTGGATTCCGGTAATGGCCGCGGGACCATTAAAAAAAGAGACTGCTGCCCAAGTGGCACCAAGACCACCCGGAACCGCACGGGTGTTGATTGCGTAATTCGCAACCTTCTTTTCAGACATTGACATGATAACGCGGCGAACTCGAGGCACGGTCATCGTCTTCTTCGTGTACTTCTTCTTTTTGAGCGTTTTACGGAAGCGCGCCATCTTTTGACGTAGCCAATTGGGCGCGGAGCGTAACGTTGATAACGACCGCGTTTAGGAGAAACCGTTGGGGAGATTCCAATTCCTGTAGAATTGCCAACGTTCAATGGCGTCGTAAAGTTAGGACTAGAGCGCTTCTTCGAAGTCGCTTGTCCACGTGGCGGAGTCAAAAACTTCGCTGCAAACAGCGGAAGAGTGCCTCCTGGAGAATACTCCATGCGTTTTCTATCCCGTTCAATCGAAGATCGAACAAGCTTGTAAGTTCCGTACGCTGCACCAGCAGTTGCAGCAGCAGCGCCAACGGTAGTACTAACGAGATCTGAAACAAGCGATGCACCAACATAAGCTGTTGATACGGGATTTGCAACGACGCCAGCAGCAAGCCACATTCAACTTACAATTGAATTTGTGAGGAAAAACTCGATTACGAGAAATCACATAAATAACACACGCGCTCACTCAAAGATTAACTTGCCCACGGGCACATCGTGCTCTGCATTCGGATTCTCCCCGTTTTCGTTCGCTTCCTCTTCGTAAATCTCAGACAAGTCTACGACTTGAGCAGGCCGTACATGGTGCGGCTGATCCGTCCAGTGATTCGCATCACAGGTCGAACAATATGGCTTGGGAATAACTAATTCTCCCGCCTGCACGAGCTC